ATGTTCTCATCTGAGTGTTGAATGCAACCTGCTTACCAAAATTACCAAACTTGATAGTCTTCACCAAAGATTTGATAACAGTGTCTTCGGTTGCACTGGAGACAGTCGATTTGAGACTAGACTTTTTCCATTGTAACCACGTCTGCGGGGTCAGGGTGTCATCCGAATTGAGGATGTCCAACATTAATTTGGCACCACGCTCACCATTAATCTTTTTGCCTTGGAGGGTGTATATACCCTTTGATACGGGTTTAGGCTCTTTATTTTCCATGTCTGCTTCCTATCTATATGTTTATCGTATCCTTAGTATACGATTTATCTTCTGGGGAATCAACCCCTCTGGTTTTAATGACTTTTTGAATATTATCAGGTATGATTAAACAATTTTTTTAGTTGTTCAAATTCTGCCATACGCGGGTCTTTGTATGTAGACGCAATTCTTCTCAAAGTCTTCTTTTCCCCATCGGTGAACATGATAACCTTATTGGCATCAAGTTCGTCGGCACGCGCGTGAATCTTACGTAGGGCTGTTTTTTCAGACGACTTCTTAACAATATCTATCATCTTTTTCAGTGCCGCTACAATTTTAATGTTTTCTGCCAACAATTCTTCGGATAGATATTCTTTAAATGATTCCTTTTCGTTCTCTTGTTTGGGTGTGGTTTTGTCTTCTGGGTATGCTTGGCCACCCATACTGGTTACTTCCTTGGAGGTCAGCACCTTGGTTATCTTCAGAGCACCCGCAATCATCCAGATACTACCTTTGTATTTCGGACGTTTGAAGTTATAGTACCCACCAATAGGCACCTCTTTGTCCAGTTCCTTACCCGGCATTTTTGCTACAATGCTTTGCCAGTCCACATCATTTGGGATTTCTACCTCTGCCCAGACTCTACCCGGCTGCATGGTACCGTCCTTCTTCATCAGATGGGGTGCAATGGGTTTCAGTCCAACGTGCCAACCGGGTCTATCCTTGAACCCCTCAGTGGGGATAAATTTAGCGGTCAACCATTTACCCTTGGGAGTATTTCTACTCTTGCCGATGAACAGCGGGAATAATTGACCCGGCTTAGTTTTCAGAGTGCGAAACAGCTTGTAAGCCTTAATGGTCTTTTTTGGTGTGGCCGCTTCTGTCAGTAAAAAATCCTTAAATGACTTCATCGTCTTTTGCTTCCCGAGCTTCTTTGACCTGTGCCAGAGCTTCTGTTAGAGTTAGGTTATACTGATTATTATTTATTACATCAGCTTTTTGAGTAGGATTATTACTCTCAGCAATCTCTTTTACGGTCTTCTGTAATTGGATTAATTGGTTTGCAATATCGGTATTGGTTTTTAGCAGGGTTGCCATCACCTCAAACGCTCTTGGGGAGGGTGCTGCATTCGTATACTCAGATACACTCCTCAGTGCTTCCTGAGACTGTGCCAAGGTTACTTGTAACGTCTTACGAACATAATCATAATCGTCTGAGGTATCCTGTCCATGGTCAGCCGGTGGTACCTTCACCACTTGCTTGGGTGGCTTATAAATCTCCATGGGATTCAGTTTTGGTAAATCGTCTTCATCCCCCATGGCATCGTCAAGGGCTTTGTCTATAGGATTATTCATATTAATGTTGTGTATTTTTTCCCTTCGTCGGTAAGTTTAACAAATATATCACCTGTCCAGCTTTGGTCGTTATAATCCATCAGACCCAGAGCTTTGAGGTTCTTCCATTCTTGCGCCTGTTTAGTGGTTACCCATCTTGGCCGGTCGTGGATAAAATCCCCCTTACGGTTCTTTTTGTATACTGCATCTACGCGAGGCACACCATTCAGCACCTTTTTTTGGAAAGCAGATAGTTTGATTTTGATATTATAATTCTTGTCTACCAGTTCCACTTTTATGGTGCTATGGGTACCCGTTCCCTCAGATGATAATATCTTTACTATGCCTCTTTTAGAAAGGCTTTGTGCTGCCATGTAATCTGCTTTCCCGGCAGATGCTCCACCACCGCGCACCATCCCGGTGCCTTTATACCAAACAACATCAACCACCTTATCGTTCTTGAATCTCGACAGGAATACTTCTTCTTTGTGAGAGAGCTTTTTTTCTTCACTTATAAGATAATTTCTAAACGATTCAACTCTCAAAGTCTTCTCCCGGTACTTGAATTCTTTCTTACGCATAACCGTTTTGGTCACAAGGATAATTTCCTTCGCGCGGAAGTCCCATCTTATATTGACCGGGATATGAATATTAGTAGATAATGATTTAATGACTTCCTCTATCTCACCGTCCTCTTTGGAAATCTCCACACCATACTTGCGGTAGAGTGATTTGAAAATGGTGGTGAGTTCACACAAGGTAATTTGACGTTTGTTCCGAGTATCATTAACCCGGTCCAGAAAATGTTTGGTGAACTTAATGTCGATGTCCAGAGACGCAAACAGTTTATCCAGAACATTTTCTAAGGTCTTCAACTCTGAAGATGAAATCTCATCATCACCAAATCTACATTTTTCGTTAATCATATTCATGTTACCTTATGTGCCAAGTTTTTTTATATTTTTTCCAATTCTCGGTTGTCTCATCAAAAATAAGAGCCGCAGGTTTTTTAATAGCTTCTGAGTATAAATAATCTGCCGCTTTCACCCCTATAATTTTAACTAGGTCTCGGGGGAATCCATAGAAGTCCTTGGAAGTGTTTACCGCTCTTATTAACATCCCCGACACCCGTGGGGTCAGGTCTATTTTACCTTTCAATTTTAAGATGGTGAATCTGATTAAATCTGCGTGCTGTTTGGTTCTCTCTGGGGTGTCTAACGCAGAAAGAATAATTTTGGCAGTGGCTTTGTTTATCCACTTTGTACTGGTTAGTGAATCATCTACACCCGAAAACAGCCAATATTTTCTGGGGAATCTGTCTGTGTTTGGTGTCCATGTTATTTTATTGCCTGTCATTTTTGTAGACCAAATTGACATCATGTTTGGATGTTGTAACAGTCCTTCAGCGGTCATAGAAATTTTTGGTGATACGTTATTAATCATACCAATAACAGTAAACGCTTTCTTCGTTAAGAACACCGCTTGGGTTCTCTCAGACGGATGAATGATACCGGTATTAGATTTATCACCGAAACCACAATAACCCAAATTTTGTAATAAGGTGTTCCATCTGAAATTTGCATTAGAAGCAAACCCCTGTGTTTCGGGGTCTTTACCATTATTGGCTAACCATCTGGTGATATTCCAGAACATTCCTCCGGGTGTCATTATCCGACTGGATTGGCCAGCTTTTTCTATGATGGCTCCTACTCGGTCGTTTTCGTCTCGGAGGCTTTCTATGTCTGCGGTGTATTCGGGGAAGGTTTTGAGGATTTTCAAAACTTCTTCCTTGGTTCTTTTACCACCATCAGAATTAGCCATGTAATAGGCTCCGCGCTCATCTAAAAATTTGTCAATCTTATCCTGAAAATATTCAACATTCTTTTTAATGGGGGCATACTTTTTACTGTACAGGTTCCTTATCTTCAGCATGTCTTTGTCATAATCAGCCGAAGTATAATCTTTCTTCAGGTCATTGACAAACTTGTTACATGACTGTTTTAGTATCCATATATAAGGTCTGCCATCGGTAAAATGTCCTACGTCTACCCGCTCCGATGATTTATCAAATTCTTTCCAAATTTCCTTTAGAGGGTATGTGTAAATTCCATTAGGGGTGTTGAATGTCGAGCTAGGATTGATACCAATTTTTTGTATCTTGGTATAAGATATATAAATGTCCGGGTCGTTCTTATAAGGCTCTAACTGCTTATACGCAGAGAGCTTTGGATTTTGAGCCGCATGAGAACGCTTCTCAATTAGGTATTGTTTGAAGGTTGTGTTCATCTTGCTGGTAACATTGCCAGTACGTCTTTGTAGGTCTTATCAAAATCACCCATACCCATAAACAGACTCTGTTTAAAATAACGTGTGATGTCTTGATACAACGATTCTTCGTCTTGGGTGTAAGGATGGTTATATGTGACATGAGGAGAATTCTCCTTATCAGCATCAAACCGCTTTTTAATGAAGTTTAACATACTCAATGATTTCTTGCGACCAATCTCCAGTGCATCATGATGAATACTTTTACTGGTGGTTTTCATCTTGGCTTTGTTGAATGGTGATTCTGTCAGGAGTTTACCGGTCAAATGTTGGGAAAAAGATTTCATCAAAATTCCTCTGTGGTTTGAACAATAGACCAGTTATCACCAATGTTCGCATCAATAGGGTCTACCTGAGTGGTTATCAACATGTCCACCTTCTCATTGTCATTAGTGATAATATTCTCCAGTACCTTCTTGATAACCGGTACAGAATTGATAGGAGGATACAGGAACATCTTAGCGGTAAAATTAAGTGTCCATATCACCATACGGTCATCGTCACCTATGGCACCCTCGTGTTCAAACGATGGGGTGATACCGTCAAGATGTATTGACACGTCTCGCACAATATCCAATTCGGGGACATCATTCATGGTCACGTTGATATTAGGAGAATAATACGGCACAATTTGCTCAACTATCTGTAAGGAATCGTCGATGAACTGAGTGTAAATATTCACATCAAAGGTGACATCATAAGGAACCGGGTTGTACTGTTTGAGGTACATGGACACGGCTGCGTCTTCTTTACGTTGGTGCCGGTGGGTGTTACCCTTGCGCTCGGGGGAATAGGTCATCCCGGTCATCTCATAAGACATCCTTGGGAGAGTGTTCTGAATATTAACTTCAGATGCACGCAGAGACTCGTTCAGTTTCACCAGAAACGCTTGTCTGGGTGCATATTGGATGGGAACATCAATAGTCTTGGTAACCACGTCTGTGTCGTCCTTACGCTGTATCTGGATAGCATTAAACAATGCTCCAAACACCACGGTCATCTGTCGTAACCCGGCAAAATAAAAATGGGGGTTCTTTAACATTAATACCCTCCAAATGGGTCAGTTTCTGAATCGTCTCTGATAATATCACCTTCGGTCTGCATTACGTCACCATCACCATACATATCTTCTCCACCGTCTGAGGTGTCCAGACCGGTGATATTGTCAATCTCTTCCAGACCGGTGTCGAAGTCTTCTGAAGAGTAAGAGAACAATACAGTTTTAATTTTCCATGTTGGGACATTTCCCAACTGATAAAAAGCCTCTTCATCTTCCACGAATTTAATTTCAAAAAGGGCTTTTGCCAGAGGAAGATATATTAAATCCCCCTCTAGGGGAATATCTATTTCAGTTTCTTCTGTGAATCTAACCCTTTCCACCTCAAACCTACATTCATCTCTGATTGATAGACCAAACTTTGATAGTAAGTCTGTGCCTTCCCCAAATCCATCAAACGATGATATATACATCTCAATAGTGTAATACTTCTCAAATGCCGATAGGGTATCCTCACCGAATATTTTGTCTTCGTTCACCAGTGTACGCGGGATGTAATAAACATCTTGGCCATAAATTTGAATAGCTTCACGATTAAGCGAAGACATTAAATCTTGCTCATTTGTGTTATTTTTAAAGCTGGTGAAATATTTATTTGTGGCCAAAGGTTTGTCCTATTATTTCATTTCTGTGCGCTTAATTTTCGCGTGGCCATACTTCTTGCTCAAGGCTTTAACAAAGAGGTCATAGGTCTTATACTCTTTCCCATCCAACATCGGTCCATGCTGTCCGTACAGAATCTGAGAATCTGCTTTAACCTTTTCCCCATCAGCATACACAGTCATCACCGCACCACCATCATAGGGGTCACCACCAACTCGCAGTTCAAGGCTAGAAACTTTTTTTGTAGCACCTTTTTTTGGAATGGGTCTGCCGGTTACTTTTGAAAGTTCTCGTTCGTTCATGTCTCTAATAGCGTATTCTAATTGTTTCATTGGATTATCCGTTGGTTCAGGTTAAATTTTTGTACTTCCAACCGGGGTAACTTTTTCCGGTCGGTACTGGATGCAGTCCCATCAATAATCTTGTCGTTGATTTCGTGTATCTTTTCTTGTACCATGTCCACTTGGCCATGAATGTACATATTGTTCGTTTGTCGCTGGACAGCATACACAGAATCATTGGTTGCAAAATGGCTGGTCTGTGCTATAATTATAGTCTTAACCTCGGCTTCCATTTTGTCTTTGGCATAACCAACCAACGAATAAGTGGCAGATACAAACACCACCAAGAACGACACGATAGCAGCCCACACCTTCACCTTGGTGGTAACCGTGGTTTTGATGTCCTTGATGCTCATTACCGCTTAAAGAATACTTTCTGGAAGGTGATAGAATCCATGGTGGTGGATACCCGGACAACATCGTCAGTCCGACCGGCAAAATTGATAGCCATCTCTTTCTTCTTGTATTCGTCTTCGCTTATATTGAAAGGACGTTTGGATATACCACCTTTGACGATATAAAATCGACCGGGGGTATACTCGGTTTCGTTTAGGGAATTCAAATGGTCTTTAAATTTTTTCATCGGTACCTCTTACAGTTTCTTGATAATGGCTCTTACTTTGGTCTCTTCAATACCGTCTAGGCTATTGGTCTTCATCATTTCAGTGGCCTTGGCTTTCATGTACTTTTTAAGGTGAGCATCCAGACCATCGGCTTTCTGAAGCAGCATTAGTGCTTTGAAAACAGATTTGATTTTTGGGGTACCGGTCTTTTGAGCAGCAGCATACAGGGTTTCTAAATCCCCTGCCATTTTTGGTGCACCTTCGCTCATCATGTCTTTGAATTTTTTCATTTTATTGTCCTGTGTTATCCGACGAAAAAATCGACCGGTAATGAATATTTTAATTCTAACTCTTCTTCTAATTTCAAGATTTCAGCGGTAGCTTCGTCCCATAAGACTTGGCCGTTCAGTGTAACACCACCGGGTAACTGGATACCGTCATATTTCTTCAGGTTCTGACCCCATTGACGTTTCAATAATTGTGTGGCATAATCCTTTGTCCATTGCACATCCCAGATAAAATCTACCTCATCTGGGTCAGTTGAAACGTAACCAGAGAAGAACATATAATTGTTTCTGTACAGTATCGGCTTGTAAATGAAGAAGTTTTCATTGGCCAGA